AGCTGACGCCGTCCTCTTCTACAACCCCACCAACGAAACTCTTGTCGAGCGCCACAGGGCAGTATTTGTGATAGACAATCACAGTCGAGGAATTGGACTCACTACGATGATTGCCTGTTCCGGAACGAGAAAAGGATCTATCGAATTTGCAAGGGGATAACAAAAGAGGGTCAGAGTAAGCCTCTTTCCCCCAATCGTCCTCACCAATTGTCTTTTTGATAGTCACAGAATTAGGTAGCATTCGTTTATCTATCATAATCAACCCTCGCCGAACCAAATCCAACCATCCTGAGCCAGTTTTCAGCATCTCTTGATAAATTATACCTTTCACCCAAAGAAAGCGAACCCGAGCCATTCTGAGAACCTGAACGATAGCTTATAGATGTCCGCCCTACTGACATGCTGGCAATAGACTGCTTGTCCTCTGCCGTCATGATCCCAGAACTATCTAAATAAGCTACTTGATAAGCCGTGGCACGTTTAACTGACTTCTTGCGAGCTTTGTTGTCATTATCAAAGCTGTTTAGAGAATAGAAATCCCTGATGTAAGCATCGATAGCGAGTTCAGCACGCTTTAAAAGCTTGTCAAAGTCGCCCTCAACCTCAAATCCGAGCTTATCGAACTCCTCTTTAGTTAAGTAAGCCATCTAATCACCTCCTTAAAAGGTGGATGTCCCCACCTCAACTAGATCTTGCTTAGGCTCTTCAATGAGTTCAAAGCAATCTTCACCAATCACCTCATTAAACAGGCCATTGATTCGATTAGCTTCGTCTTGATCTAGCTCGTATTCTTGCCCTTTGTCAAAATGACGGTCAGACTTAGCTAGATAAGCGTTCAATTTTGCTTTAAATTTGGCCATTTAGCACCTCCAATAGCTCGTCTTTGGTCTTGTTTGAATAGCCCTCAAACCCTCGCTCTTTAGCAAGAGCTTTCAACTCTGCCAAAGTCATGTCCGAAAGTGAATGAGTAGCCAAAATCTCTGAGATTTGGCCATCTTCAATCACTTCTTCAAATCCATCAGCGATTAGCTGAGCTTCAAGCAAGCTGCCTTCCTGCACGGTGTAGACTTGGTTTCCTTTTTCGTACTTACGCATTTTCTACCTCCTTATTAAGCAGATTTGTGAGAAACATAGACCCCGTCTTGTTTTGATTGCAAGACGAAAAGATCATGATACAAACGGTTTTGATACAAGTATCCGTCACCTTCTGTGTGTTGGCCAGGAGCGAAAAGATAGATTGAGTTGAACTTAGCCTTGGCAATTACTGCTGGCTTAGCAACGATCAAGAAGTTAATGTTTTTACCGTCTGAAGCCTTAACAAAGCCTTCAGTGAAGTCAAACTTAGTCTTGAAGCGTGCATCGTCCCAAACTTCGATAAGCTGAACTCCGTCAAGTGAAGTGACACGAGTATCAATTCCTTGAGGCGACGTAGTAGCGATTGAGCGTGTGAACTCTTTAGAGCGTTCCAAGAAATCCATAACCTCACTAGAAACATACATAACGATGTTTTGAGCGCCATATTTACGAACGGGCAAAAGAGCAGCTTTCAATTTTGTGTAGATGTTCACTTCTGACAGGTCATCTTCAGACTTGAAGTGACTGTTTGTGATAGCTTCTGTAGCAATTTTAGAGAAGCGATAAGCATCGACTTCTGGAGTTGCGTGTTCAGTGATGAATGTGTTAGATACATTAGCAGCTGAAAGTTCTTGGTTGGTTTCGTCTACGTCTGCAGCGTCTACGAAGAACTCGACATCACGGTCAAATCCGAGGGTGTAAACTTTCTTGTCGTTTGAAACTGTACCAGCGTTGTAGCCTTTAGATCGAGTATGCGCCTTGTAGCCAGTAACTGAAATTGTAGGCAACTCGAAAGACTTAGCGCCCAACCAGTTTACTTGTGGCGTTTCCAAAATGCTTGTGAGTGCGCCTTGCATCAATTTCTTTTCAAAGGTGCCTTCGTGTTTAGTGATGTAATTAATTGTCATTGATCATTCTCCTGTTAATTATTTAGTCCGAGAGCCTTTAAAAAGGCATCTTCTTGGTTCGTTCCAGCCGTTGGATTTCCTCCGGCCGAAAATGTCGGCTTTTTCTCCTCGGCTTGCTCTGTGCGACCAAACTGAGGATATTTCTGCAATACTTGGCCAATAGCATCTTCAATAGACACCTCGTCGGATACCAAGCGAGCTGATAGAGTGATGACATCGTCAACAGACTCAGCATTTACTCCCAAAGTCAGAGCTGATAGTTTCGCTTCCAGGTTCTTCTTGTCTGACAAAGCAAGTTCTAGCTCTTTCTCTTTAGCAGCAAGCGCCTCTGACTGTTTCTCAGCCTCGCTCTTTTGTGAGTCTTTCCACTCTTTGAGCTGTTGGAGCCCTTCTTTAGCACTTTTGACATCTTCGAATCCTAGGCTTTTGAAGATTTTCTCTTGTGCTTTCCTTGACTCCTTAGCGACAAGGCCAGTCACTTCTTCCTGAGTGAATGTCTTGATAGGTTGCTCTTGAGTTTGCGACTCAGTATTTTCTCCAGTATTGGCTGACTGGTCAGCTTGTGTTTGAATGTCTTCTGCCATTCTTCTGTCCTCCTAAAATTAGGTATTATCTTCCGTTCTTTACCGCCTGCGGATAAAGGCAAGCAAAAAACCGTACGGGATTCCATACGGCTAGAGTACAAGAAAAACCGCCTCGATTTCGACACGGTTTATAGTGGTTTATAGAAATTTATTGCATGAAAAAAGCGCCTAGATTGTTCTAAGCGCTGAGTTTTACTAAATGTTTTGCTTTGTTGTAGTATGGTTCAAGGAACTTCCTACACAATTCTCTATCATCTGTGTCTTCTTCAACATAAAAGTAATACATTGGTTCATCATTGATAAGATCAAAAAGAGGCTCGTTTTCCGCTATCAAACCATCAGCAAAAACCTCGTCTTCGCCTAATTTGGCAGTGAGTTCAAGAAAAAAGTCGTAGTAATCATCAACATCACCACTTACACCTCTTTTTAGCATGTCTAAAATAACGTTTGAATACTTCATTACTTAATCTCCGTCAATGTTTTTGCTGGTTTGCTGGTCTTCATGAAAGTTACAATTTCGTCAGAATTGTTTTCATAAATCAATAGCAACCGATTATAATATTTAGCCTTACGTCCTTTGTGCTCTGATTGATAATTCAAAGGCAGGCTAGCGACTGTTAAAATAGAGTCAAAATTGTACATCAAGCGTCCGTTAGGTCTACGCATTCTAGCTATGTACTGCGAAATGGCGTGACCACCAAATCTTACACCATGCTCTTTGAAATTGTAGTAAGCATCCACAGCTTGTTGCTTTTGATTATCTGTCAGTTTTTCCTTGGTGCTAGACCATACATAAGACGCTACCTTGTTGTCTTGCCTTAAAGACTCTTTTTCAGAGTGGCTTAGAGCCTGAAAGTCACTATAAGATTTAGGTGCTTTATTTCCTAAATTTTGTAGTATTTCAGAATACTCCTTTTTGGAGCGTTTGTCAATAGTTTTGTATAACTTTTGAACTGCATCATCATTGTAGCGATATCTTTCTCTTTCCTCATCCCGTTTCAGGAATGGGTGCTTATCGATGTAGTCTTTCAAGGCAGCGTTTTGGGTGCCTATCTTACTCTTGTACTTGTCTATCAGTTCTTTATCGCCTAGTTTCTCAGCGACGTGGAGCTTTTCCTTATTCGCCCTGATAGACCGTTCTAGAGCTCTCTGCTTAGCTTCTGCGTTAGCATTCTCTATCGCTTGCTCTGAACTAACCGAATCGACGTCCTCGCCCAAATCAGGCTTATAATTAGCTCCAGGAATGAACGGTGTCAGCATGTGACCGCAGTTAATACCAAGGCACCCTTCAGGCCGACCGTAACCATAATCTGACAAAGCTAAAATCTTCTCGCCGTGTTCAACTCTAGCCCGGCCAGTCGTTACTATCTCATGCTGCAAAGGGGCGCACGACTTGCGAGCTGACGCCTTTTTTGAAAAATAAAAGGTATCAATGCCCAGCTCTTCAGCCGGTCTCGTTCGCATTTCTCGATAAGTTCGATAGGTTGTCGTCTTGATAACTGTCCGAGCATAATTGTCAATTTTCCAGTTACGCCCAGCGCTGTCCTTGAAACCTTGAAACCCTTTCTCTTGCCACTTCATGACCGTGTCAGAGATAGCCTTATCAGCCGTTGACAAGCCTGTGACCACTCTTGCGACAGATTGCTCCACAATACCTTGATAAGCACCAATAACAGCCTTTGGCAAGGTTGTATTGATGAGATTGTGGAGGTCACCGATAGCTTGATTAGCATAATCAGCGAGAATTTCTTGAATATGATTGCTATTTCCTGCGGATCCATGGCCTAAATCTTCTAAAAGTTGTTGCTTCGTGTCTGTGTATAGCTTCAGGCCTTCATTCTCGACAATGTGGCGTAATTGCTCTTCAGCGACTCCAGAGTATTTAGAGATTAGCTTCAGGTTCTCCTCGTTCAGCATGTGCATCTGTTGCATCTTCTCAAGTTGCCAGATATACGGTTGCTTCTCAAGATAGACCGTGCCACGCTCAGTCACACGTTCGACCACATTATCAAATAAGTCCAAGGCTAACTGATGATAGATATCTGCGACATTGCTTGCTTGAAGCAGCAGTTGCTCGTCATTGAACTGAATTGGTGGTCTCTTCTTTGACATTTAATCACTCTCCATACAAGTCGATGTCCTCTTGTGTTCGCTGACTGTTAGCCGTGTCCATCGTTTCCTGATTGATTGCTTTAATCATATTCTTAGCATCGGTCTCTGACATATTGAAAGCCTTCTGGATAGCATGAGCCTTGCTGACAATGCCACTGGCCAAAGCCTTGGTCCAATAATCAAGCTCGTTGTTCTTGTCAGTGAATACTCCGTCGTCAAGGTTAATTGCAATCTTCTCCATCTGAGGAATTTGACCGCTATACAATCCGTAAAGGCTACCAAGCTCGCAGATTGAGATAATCAACTCTTTCAAAGACTGCTCAACCAAGCTTACAATGCTGTTTCTCATTTGATAGGTATCCGAGTTTTCAGAAACGACCTCAGTAGCTGTCTTCAAGCTCTGGCCGTCAAACGTAAACATCCCAGCTGACACTCCTAGAAGCATCTCAAAGAGCGCTAGGCCTTCGTTAATGGTCTTGATGTAATCATCTGCCCTGATTGCCGTTGTCAGGTCTGTGATACTTCCTCCGTCCATGTCGTTAGTAGATAAGCGTAAGTAGACATTTTGCTCAGTATCAAAGCGCTTGACAAGCTGGACGTCTCCGTCTTGATTAACCATTCTGGTTTCTGTCAGATTTTCAGGAACAGCCACTCTGCGTTGGCCCATCTTGACTTCCCACTTGAATTCGTCGTAAGTCGTGTTGATGAAATCAATCGTACTCTTGGCGTTATCGAAGATAGACAATCCGAGAGGTGAATTGATGTCCTTGTTGTTCATCCCTGGAGGTTTGAGATAAGAAAAAAGCGGTCTTGTTAGACCGTTTAATTCAACTTGTTCTTCTAAATCCTCATAGACTTCAGCTAGAGGAACACGTCCACCTACTTGTTCAGAGCTTTCAGACCTGTATAGCTCGTTTGAAATGATGTATTTCCCATCTTTCGCCCACTCGTGAAACTCAATCAAAGTGTAGTAGATGTTCTTCTGGCCTGCTGATTTAATCGTCTTAGTCACGATAGCAGCGCTTGAAATATCTTGCGTGTTAGACTGGAGCGGTAAAAAGACTGGTGCTTGAACGAATGACACTCGCACTCGTCCGTTGTCCACATAAGGCCTCATGGCAAGACCACCCAAAGCAAGACAACTCTCAAGATAGCGCTCAAAATTCTTATTGAATCGGTCGTTCTTCAGTGTTTCTTGAATGAATGTGTTTGCTTCTTTATCGTCCAATTTAATCGAAGCTTGTTCATTGAATACCAGGCTTGCAATCTTCTTAGCAGCGGTTCGAGCGATTGGCAAATGAGTTGCTTCTCTTTGCTTCTTGGCTCCGTCTGTATTTATATAAGTGATTTTGTCAGCGTTGCTCTGATAGTATCTTAAATTCTCGTTGATCCGACGATACTCTGCGCTTGTCACTGCGATTTTAGGATGGTCTGTGATACTTGCTAGACTTTCTGTCGTCATTGCATACTGTCCTCTCTTCAATAGATTTTTGACAAATTGAATAATGCCCATTTATCGGCTCCTTGTTGCTAAAAATTGGCGTAACGCTTATAGAATACGTTCACACTATATCTAAATTCGTCCATTGCGTGGTTATCTTTGTCAATTGGCCGTCCGTTATCATCCCGGCTGTAAAGGCCAATCTCTTTCAAGAAATAGTAATGGTCGTACTCTTCCTCAGAGTGATTGATAAGCAAGAACTGACCTGAAGATATAATGTTCTGGCCACGTTCAATCCCTACCTCGATACCCTTCGCCTTGCTACTCACATCGTGAGCATTATTCAAAGCCCCTCTTGTCTGAATACCTAGCTTGTGCAATTCCTCTCGTAAGGATCTACACGCTGGGTCAATCCAGACATCGGTATAGCGCATTTGATACTTGCT